CGGCATCAACCTTGATGGTTGGACACATGTCAAATTTAATACAGACGTAGTTTACTGTCTGTGCATATACAACAGTGCTTTGAGAGCTACTACGTGTTATATTTCATTAACTAATGATTTGAGGACGATGGGAAAACATGCGATGTTACGTATGTCCCGTATCCAATTTGGCCCAAATCTATTCCCTTTCGGCAAGGTGGATAACAGCATAGTTATGTCACACGTGTTACATATAACTACTGAGAGTATCAAACACTATGAGATAACATGTCAGCGAGGGCCAAAACCTGAACATAAAGCACTATTTAACGAGGTTTATAATAAGCAGTTATTCTTAGATAATGCTAAGATTTCAGCAAGGCACATGCGGCATATGACTATCAACGAATTGCGCGATATAGATATCAAGATTATAGAAGAACGCTGCGCGTTCATGTATGAGTGGATGTATAATATGATAAGTAGACAGTTAATGAGTGAATCTGCCTTGATAGGTTATATATTATGGGTTCTAGGCATGCCTGACGAACACTATACTTTAATTAGTAGATCAGCATTATGGTCATGGTCTTATGATAGTCTTGAAGACTTTGCCAAGACAGTTAAAAAAGAAATCTCTTTAAAATTAAAGGCTGTTCAAAATCTGTGTGGCATAGATTGTAGTATATTTTTTGAATTTGAAGTTTTAGTGAATAGAGGTATTGGGGCGGTGTCCTGGGAGACCGAAAAAGAGCACAGAATTAACCCAAATACTGTCACCATCAGCGATGTTGAAATCTTAGAGCGGGCTCATGAGTTATTTAAGAAAGTGAAAAAACGAGGTGGTAGGCCATTCAAGAGTCATTTTGACACATACTTTAAAATGCGATGGCAGTGGGCTCCACCCGGAGCGTACCACTCGCAATATGTTGAAGACCAGCAGTATGTGTCGAGCGATCCAATGCTTAAAAATAAACTGTATGCATGTTGTGCTATGCCTAGAAAAGATCTAGAGTTCTTCACGAGTAGGACACCACAAATAGTTGCTAGAGCCTCTACCAAATATGAGTGGGGAAAGCAAAGAGCTATATACAGTGTAGATAACACGAACTTTATATTATCAAGTTTTGCAATGAACGGCTGTGAAGAAGCCTTAGCTACTATAGTACCTATAGCCCAGGAAGCAGAAGCAACTAGGGTTGGCGCCACCGTGCGAGAAGTTCTTAAGAATGGCGTACCTTATTGTTTTGATTTTGAAGACTTTAATGCCCAGCACTCTACAAGTGCAATGCAGCAGGTACTCAAAGCATATGGGAAAGTGTTCGAAACTGATCTCTCACCGCAGCAACTGGAGGCATTAGGCTGGGTTACAAAGTCTTTGGAAGATGTAGTCATACAAGATAGGTATAATGGTAGTTACAGGGCACAAGGCACATTACTTTCTGGGTGGAGGTTAACTACATTCATGAACACTGTGTTGAATGTGATTTACACCCAGGTGATGACTGAGCAGGACCCGTTTCCCACGACACATAGTGGTGACGATATCTTGGGGGCAGTGACTACGTTGAAACAGACACAAAACATTGAAAAGAACGCACAGATATATAATATCAGGTTTCAAAGTTCGAAGTGTTATTTAGGGTCAATAGCTGAATTTTTGCGTGTTGACCACAACATAGGAGACGGCAGTCAATATTTAGCGCGATCAATAGCTACTCTAGTTCATGGCCCGACAGAGATGGCTATACCTAATGACCCATTGGCTATTTTCAAGGCCATAGCAACGCGAAAACAAGAAGCACTTAAGCGAGGTTTTAAGCGTGACATATTGGAGACGGTAATTGATAGTCAATATAGATACACTGAAAAGAAATGGTCATTACAACGTCATGCCGGCAATATATATGAACTCACGCACGTGTCTAAGGGTGGATGCGCGACCGAACCAACTAATGAATCACTTGCCTATAGTATCAGGAGGGTGAAAATAAAGAAACCACCCGACAAAAAACATGAGGAGGAACAAGTCCTCCCTGGTATGTATGATTTTGCTGAATGGATTACTACGAAATATGGGTTAGAAACTTACCTTGAACAAGTTTTAGACAGTACGAAACAGGCTGTGTACGATAGAGCACTATCACATGAGTTTGGATGTATTATAGAACATAATACAGATATCCAACCTAGTGACTGGTTGCAGGCGGCACAGTATGGTATGTACAGAC